TAACAATTCTAAATCTGTTTTATTTGCATAGTATTCATAGATACTTTTATTCCATGATTTTTTAATTTCATTAGATGCTAGAGACCAATTATTATAAAGTTTATCATCTAAACATTTATTTTGCGTCTTATCTTTATTATTCCAAACATAGGGCAATCTATTAAATTCAAAAGATATATCATAATCATCTTTATACTTCTCTACAGTCTTTCTCCAACCATCACTTGATATAACACCTCTAATATCAGGGTAATCATATACAAATAAAGAAGAGTGTTCTGGGTCTCTAACATAAGCATCTATATAACTATCAGGATATTTTCTATGTATTGCTCTACATAAATATCCAAGCATTACAGTATCTCCAACACCGCCCATCCAAAAAGCGGCTATTCTTAATTTATTTTTATCTCTACTTGAAACAATTTTACCCGGCAAATCCATTAATGAAATATCTTTCTTTGTATCTGGAACATAAGAAGTATCAACAGTCTTTACATTCTCTCTTGCTTTTGTTTTCTGTTTTAAATATTCTTTAATATCTTTTATAATTAAATCTGTATCTTGAAAATCATAACATGACTTATTATGACAAGCTCTATCTTCATGTGAAACAAATTGAAAAGCAACACAAGGAAAACAAGGAACATTAGGTGTATAAGAGTTGCAATTAATATATGTGCCACATCTCCACTCAGGCTTAAAATAATTAAGCATACAAAAAATCTGTTTATCAAATGCGGCCGCTATATGTAAAAAAGATGTATCTATTGTAAATATACAATCCATTATTGCAATTAATGCAAATAATTCTCTTAGAGATAAGTCTCTACTTAAATCAATACAATTTTGAAATTTTCTTCGTCTAACAGATGAGGTAAAAACTGTGCAACTTTTTATTTTTAATCTATCTATTAAACTCTGAGTAAGCGTAGAGGGAATTTTAGAATCCACTCTTGTACTATCATAACCTAAAAATACTTTATTCTTATAGTCACCGTATTTTTTAGAAGCTGTTTTTCTTTCAAGTTCTGTCAAAATAATTTCTGGTCTATCTATTACTAATTGTTCTTTAGATAACCCGCATACTTCTGCTACAGAAAAAATTCTATTTTGTTTATTTAAATCTAATCTATAATCATTTAATAATTGACCGAAATGAAGATGAATTATCTTTCTAAACTTAGAAATATCAACATCTTGACGTTTATTGTAAAAACCTTTAATATAAGGTAAATTATAAAAACAAGGTTCTCTATGCTTTTCGCATAAAACGTGTACTGTGTTAGTTAATGCTAATGTTTTTAAAGAAGGAATTGTCAGTAAATGGTCGCCTACGCCACCTGTAATATCTACTAAAATATTATTTTTATTTTTTTCATAATTTTCTACTATTTTAGGAATATCGGATGAATTGAATATAATAGGAATTTGAAACTTTGTAAAACCATAAAATGCTCTCGAGAGCTGTTTCTTTGACCTTGAGGCGTATGATGCGGAGAACATAAGAGGATTCATAAATAGTGTATGAGTAAACCATGTATCTGATACTTCAATATAATGCACATTAGAACTAATAACTGGATTAGTAGGAAGTTTATCACAAACATATACTACACCAATATCATTCTTTACTGCTTGATGAATAACAGGAGAAATATTTGCACCATCTCTTTTATGACTAATAAATGCCACAATAAAAAATTTACCCTTTGGAGAAGGTAAAATATAATTTCTTCTTTTAATTAAAGCTGTATTATCTGAATTTGGAAGGTAAGTATCTATTTCTTCAGAAATTAATCTAATAGCAGATGACATTATAGAACTCCTAATCTTTTTAAGGTATCTTTACCTCTAACAGATAATATAACATTGGGAAAATCTATAATAAACTTTTGAACTTTCTCTAAGCTCTTTTCTCGCCACCATCCTTTTATCTCGACATATTCATTTGTTTCAGATAAATAAAAATCTGGTGTATAAGAATAATTCTCACCATAAAATGTTGTGTACTCGTAAAACCACTTGATATTTTCTTTATCTAAATATTTTGCAAATTTAGCTTCCCAAGAACTTCTAAAATTAACATCTTTATACTGTGTCCATTTACCGTGAGATGCTCTTTTACCATATCTAGGATTTCTTTTGCCTGAATTAGCACAAGATTTACACATAGTTGCAGAAAAGGCCACTAATTGTTTACCACAAAATTTACACTTAGACGCTTTAATACACTTTCCATGACTATACATTGGATTATTTTTACCGTATAGATTTCTTAGTTCAGTACATTCTTTGTGAGAGCGACTAGACATTTCAAAATTTTTAAAATATCTTCGTATAGTTTCTCTAGAAATCTGATTTTCATCAGCTATAGTTTGCTGAGATTTTTTATTACAGTAATATTCTTGAAAAAGAAAATTTTTGGTAAGAACTGCTTTTTTTTCTGAGGTAAGTCTACAAGGCATTTTTTTAATCCTATCAATTTAAGATTACAATTTATACCGATTCATTTCAATTTAAAAATAGTAGAGCTACAGAGATTACCCCCATAACTCTACTATTGAATTTACTCTCTAAAACTTACGAACTTGCTTTTTGAATAGTAACAAGACCTTCAGATTTATTTGAGCCGTTAATAAATGCCCAAACAAAATCAAACCAGTAAGTTACAACAAGTAGGTCAGCTCTGCGACCAGCTTTATGCTCAACATCAACTTCGATATTGCCATAATAACCAGCAAACGCACCCTTAATATTAGCCAAAACAGCTTTCTCACCTGTAATATTCAACCTACGAACAACAGGAATACCTTGGATATGAACTACCTTCTTCAAGCCTAATGCTGGAACATCTTCGATATCAAACCCGATGACATTCTTATCAGCAGACTTTTTACAAGCAGTTACGAAGTTTGAAGATGCGAAAAGTATTAAATTTTCAATATCTTCCTGTGTTCCGTAAACGCCTAAATCTTCCTGAGCTTCTGCAACAGCATCAACAACATACTGAGAGCTTGAAGTAGAATACTCAACCGGTGCATTAGCACAATTTGCCGTTAAAGCCAGCTTCTCGATACCGTCTGAGATTCCGAGAGGGTCAGTTGCACCACCAGTTTCATCATCACCTTTAAGAGCGATTTTGTCTGCTGTTCGAGCAATAGCACCAGAAATCTTATTTCTGAATAACTGGTCTAACTTCAACTCTGGATACTGAGCTACCTGTTTCTTCTTCAGATAGATATAAGTACCCATTTCTACCGGTTCTAAATCCGGTGATTTAATATCAAAATCCATCTCAGATAGAGTCGTAATATCTGCGGTGTTATCAATACGAAAAACCTTATCTAAATCGGCTTCACCGATAACTGGAATCGTGCCTTCATTTACGATTTCAATTAACTGGTCCCTAGCGTCAACCATTTTAAGAATAAGCGACTTCTCAATGGCATCTTCAACAATTTTATCAACTAACTCTTTTGGTAGACTAGTTGCACTACCTGCTGGAATTACGAAATCCATTTGCATTTCTCCTTTTTTATTGTGTTTTATACATTATTGTTTCAAAAAATTACTGAACCAAGATTCAGGGTTGCACTTTCTTTTTTGCGATGCTTCTCTAATCTTGTCTATGTTGTCAACGTCAAGACTTTTCTGAATAACCTCTACTTTAGTATTAACATTCGCTAATTCTGCAAGTTTAGATTCAGTTGCTTCGAGTCTATCCGATAACTCTTTATTCTTCTGAATAAGGTCTTTGATAATAGAAGCGAAATTAGCGGGTTCTTCTTCCTCCGTCTTAACTTCTTCTTTTACTTCCTCTTTAACCTCATCTACTTTTACTTCATCTTCCTTTACTTCAGTTTTAAGCTCTTCAGCATCTTTTTCTTTTACTTCTTCTTCTTTTACCTCTTCTTTAACTTCAGCTTTAGATTCTTCTTTAACTTCTTCCTCTTTAACTTCAGTCTTTACTTCTTCTTTTACTTCTTCCTTAACCTCTTCCTTAACCTCTTCTTTTACCTCTTCTTTAACTTCAGTCTTTACTTCTTCTTTTACTTCTTCCTTAACCTCTTCCTTAACCTCTTCTTTTACCTCTTCTTTTACTTCTTCTTTTACTTCTTTCTTCTCCTCTTTAACTTCTTCTTTAACCTCTTTAGATACTTCTTCAGCATCTCTAGTCTCTACTTCAGCATCTTTGCCTGTGCCAGTTCTATCTTTTCTTCGCATTTCACCACCACATTTAGGACATTTAATATCTTTGCAATGTTCTTTAGATGTAACCTCTTCATCACAATCTAAACATTCACAAACATATTCTTCTTTTTCTTCTTTTTTAGATTTTGCTAAATCAATCTTATCTACATCAGCTTCATTTACTAAACCTCTTTTAACCAACTCTCTTTTAAAAGAATCTACTTTATTCGCACTTAAAGCTTCTGGATTGCCCGGAACTGGAACAGCAGAATATTCAAGTAATTCCCACTTATGAACAACATAAGCACCGAAATAACCTGCTTCTTCTAATTGCTCTGGAGTAACATCTAACTTATATTGATAATTAATTTCTTCTCTATTAGCAGGTGTTATCTCTGTATATCCAATAGGCATAAAACCTATTGACCAAGCATGTAAAAACCCATCTCTATAAGCATTGAATACTTTAACTGCTAAAGGGTCATTCTTATTAAATTCAGTTGTTGCAATTATCTCATCCTCTCTAATATCCAAATCAATACATCTTCCGATAGGGATTTTAGGAGTGGCCTCGTCCATATTATGAGACCATAATACAACCGCATTATTTAAAAAATGTTTCACATCTGCACCCTTAGGTAAAACGCAGGTGTAATATCTATCTAATGCCTTCGTATTAATAGTATGAGTAATTTTCAAACCCTCTTCGTCTACTGAACGAATAGCGGTCTTTAAAAACCCATTACATTTCTTGCCTAAATTCATTATTTGGTCCTCCCTTATCATTTTAATCAAGTTTTATGTATCGGACTGTTTGCTGAGAACAACTCTTGCTTTTACAACATCTCCTTGTCGAGAAGTAACGGTATATTGCACAACTACGCAATTCGTGTAAGTTGCGGCTGGTATCCCACCACCTCTATATCCTGCCAAAAGTGCTACCGTAACAGCAGTTCCATTTTGTGCGATAGTCTCAATAGCGAAATCGCTATCAGCTTGATACTCTGCACAATCTACCGTAATTGTTAGTTCACTATTTCCATGAGCTACAAAAATCGGATACTGTCGGTCGGCCGCAAAATGTTTGATAGGATTAAAATCATAATCAACTTCGATTCCTTCACAACTAGCAACTTCGTGTTCATCCACTCCGGAGCCAATGGTGATTCGTCCAACATTTGCTTTTAAATCTGCCATAGTTTGAACCTCCTCTTTCTATTATTAAATACAGATAACTCAGTATAGAAAACACTATTAAATTATAAAATCTAATAATTTTTCTATCAAAACAACTTAAAACATTATAATTAACTCGTAGGTATAATCTTAGTATTTATTGCGTTCTTTGCATATTTCTTTATACTTCGCTCATAACCACAAGAGCATATCAGTTTTCTTTCACCTTTAGTTAAGATGGCTAATAGCTTTTTACCACATTCTGGACATCTATGTCCTTTACCTACGCCTGCCTGAATTTTAAAGTCCATTATTTTTTCCTCTTTTTTTGTTTAACAATAATCATGTTATTTCTTTCTTCTATATGACCTTCAATTTTAGAAATTCTTTGCCCCAATTTATTAGTTGCATTTTTATTTTTCTCTAATTCTACTTTAATCTCTTTTGAACCGGCACATAAACTATCTACTTTAATCGCTAGATGTTTTAAATGATTCGTAAAAAGTTTCCAACCAAAATAACAAATAACACAGAACTGTGCTATACCTATTCCGAAAGCTCCATAATCTTTTATTAACATATAGATAAGTTTTAACATAATTATTTATCCTTTTTCTTATTAATTATATAATACACCGATGCGTTTTAGTCTGTTAAGTAATCTATGCTATCTATAGGTATATTTGCTCTTATGCCAGCTCATAATCAA